GAAGCAAAAGAATCTTTATTCAACCTAACAAAGATTTACCAGCAAATAGACCATAACGAGTCTATGGCTTCTAGTACATTAGTTACAAAAGGTAACTTTCAATGGGAAGGCGGAATTAAAGACACTAGGGTAATATTTATGCCAAATAAAAATGGTAGGTTTTATATAAGTTGGATACCACCAGTTAGTTTACAGAATAGAGTTATATCAAAGCATGGTGTTAATTATCCTGGTAACGAACACATGGGTGCTTTTGGATGTGATAGTTACGATATATCTGGAACGGTAGATAGTAGAGGCTCTAATGGTTCGTTACATGGATTAACTAAATTTAGTATGGAGGATGCCCCTTCAAATCATTTCTTTTTAGAGTACATATCTAGGCCACAAACTGCTGAGATATTTTTTGAGGATGTGCTTATGGCTTGCATATTTTATGGTATGCCTATACTAGCGGAAAACAACAAACCTAGATTGTTATATCACTTTAAAAGAAGGGGTTATAGAGGTTACTCTATGAACAGGCCAGATAAATTATCAAATAAGTTATCTGTCACAGAAAGAGAAATTGGTGGGATACCTAACTCAAGTGAAGATATAAAACAAGCACATGCCGCTGCTATTGAGACGTATATAGAGGAATTAGTAGGAATACTAGGTGACGATGAGATGGGAGATGTTTACTTTCAGAGAACATTAGAAGATTGGGCTCGGTTTAATATTAATAACAGAACTAGTCATGATGCCTCTATAAGCTCAGGTTTAGCTATAATGGCTTGTAACAAAAACAGATACGCACCAATAAACAAAGTGGTACGAAAAAATATAAATCTAGGGCTTAAGAGATATGATAATACTGGAGAATTTTCAAAAATAATAAATAAATGAATATAGGCGCAAACCCAAATAGTGTATTTCCTAGCCAAGTAGTTAGTGACGCTGAAAAATCAAGCTTTGAGTATGGTGTGCAAGTTGGTAGAGCTATAGAATCGGAATGGTTTAGGCAAGGTGGCATGGGAAACAGGTTTTCTCAGAATTATAATCATTTTCACACATTAAGACTTTATGCAAGAGGAGAGCAACCGGTACAAAAATATAAAGATGAGTTAGCAATTAACGGTGACTTATCTTATTTAAATTTAGACTGGGGGATAGTTCCAGTCATATCTAAATTTGTAGATATAGTTGTTAATGGTATTACTGAGAAAGAATTTCAAATAAAAGCATATGCACAAGATCCAGAGTCTGTAAAGAAAAGGACAGATTATGCTGAAGCTATAATGCAAGACATGGTAGCAAAGCAAGAGATTATGGCAATCGACGATGCAATTGGCATTAACAGTTTCAATACTGATAGTCCAGAAAGTCTTCCTCAAACCAAAGAAGAGCTTTCTCTACATATGCAATTAGATTATAAGCAATCTATTGAGGTTGCTGAAGAAGAGGTTATAAATCAAGTATTAGCAAAGAATAAGTTTGATCAAATACAAAAACGATTTAACCATGACTTAGTTGTGTTAGGTATAGGTGCAACTAAAACCACTTGGAATAAAGCAGAGGGTGTTGTTCTTGAGTACTGTGATCCAGCTAGAATGGTTTACTCTTATACTGATGACCCAAATTTTGAAGATATATATTATGTTGGTGAGGCAGTTCCACTTACGATACCAGAATTAAAAAAGCAGTTTCCTAATATATCAAATGAAGAGCTAGAAAAAATTGAAAAAATGCCAGGTAACAGAGAGTATGTTACTGGTTGGAATGCTTACGATAAAAATACTGTTCAGGTTTTGTTTTTTGAATACAAAACTTACAACAACCAAGTATTTAAAATTAAGCAAAGTGCTAATGGATTAGAAAAAGCAATACAAAAGACAGACGAATTTAATCCTCCTGAAAATGATACATTCAAAAAGGTATCAAGAACCATTGAGGTATTATACAGTGGAGCAAAAGTCTTAGGTACTAATACAATGCTGAAGTGGGAGTTAGCTGAAAATATGACTAGACCGTTTGCTGATACTACTAAGGTAGAAATGAACTACGTTATATGTGCTCCTAGAATGTATCAAGGCAGAATAGAATCTATTGTAAGTAAGACAACTAGTTTTGCAGATATGATTCAGCTTACACACCTTAAGTTACAACAAGTATTGTCTAGGATGGTTCCTGACGGAGTATTCTTAGATGTTGATGGATTAGCAGAAGTTGATTTAGGTAACGGAACGAGCTACAATCCAGCTGAAGCACTTAACATGTTTTTTCAAACTGGTAGTGTTCTAGGTAGATCACTCACGCAAGATGGTGATATGAATAGAGCAAAGGTTCCTATTCAAGAATTGCAAACATCAAGCGGAGGGGCTAAGATACAATCCCTAACTCAGACTTATCAGTATTACTTGCAAATGATAAGAGACGTTACCGGACTTAACGAAGCTAGAGATGGCTCTGCCCCGGCTAAAGATGCTTTGGTAGGATTACAAAAAATGGCTGCTAATCAATCAAATGTGGCAACAAGGCACATACTACAAGCTAGTTGTTATTTGTCTCTTAGAATATGCGAGAACATATCTAAAAGAGTTGCCGATTCATTAGAGTTTGCACTAACGGCTAATTCTCTACAAAATAGTATAACTAATTTCAATGCTGCAACTTTATCTGAGATTTCTCAATTAAATCTTCATGACTTTGGTATATTCTTAGAGTTAGAACCGGACGATGAAATAAAAGCTCAATTAGAGCAAAACATACAGGTAGCATTAAAATCTGGTGGAATAGACCTAGAGGACGCTATAGATATAAGACAGGTAAAAAATCTTCAGTTAGCAAATGAAATGCTAAAGGATAGAAGAAAGAAAAAACAAGCTGCTGCACAACAAGCACAGCAAGCTAATATACAAGCACAAGCACAGGCTAACTCACAATCAGCAGAAAAAGCTGGTATGTTTGAAGTACAAAAACAGCAAGCTTTAACTGCAGAGAAAGTAAGTATAGAGCAAGCTAAGTCTCAATTTGAAATAGAAAGACTTCAAGTAGAAGCTCAGATAAAAAGAGAGTTAATGGCTACTGAGTTTGAGTTTAACATGCAGTTAGCTCAACTTAGAGTAGAAGCAGAAACCTCTAAGGAAACTCAAATGGAAGACAGAAAAGATAAAAGAACTAAAATACAAGCTACTCAGCAGTCAGAGTTGATATCTCAAAGGCAAAATGATTCTTTACCTAAAAACTTTGAATCCGCAGGTAATGATACACTAAGCGGAGGGTTTGGTTTAGAGCAGTTTGATCCAAGTTAATTTTTAATTTATATTATATTATATTATGTCAGAAGAAAAAGAAGTGATAAAAGAAGGTGAATTTAAGGTAAAGAAAAGACCTTCAATGAAGAAGTTAGTTAAAAAAGATGAGGTCATAAAAGTTGACTTATCTGCTACAAAAGCAGAAGAAGAAGAAATAACTAAAGTAGTAATACCTTCAATTGAAGAAAAAGAAGATACCGTAAATGAGCAAGCAGAAACAGTTGAGCAATCTACAGCAGATGTGTCTAGCGATAGATCAGATAATGAAAAGCAAGAAAAAGAAGAAGAAGAAGTAGAGGATACAATTTCTGTAATACAAGAGATAACTGAGGAGGAAGTAGAAGAAAAAACTCAGGAAGTTATTGAGGCTGTGGCAGAGCTTAAAGAAACTGGAAGGCCACTACCAGAAAACATAGAGAAACTTGTTTCTTTTATGGAAGACACTGGTGGTAACATAGAAGACTATGTAAGATTAAATGCTGACTATAGCAATATAGATGGCAACACATTATTAAGAGAATATTATAGTAAGAGTAAACCTCATCTAGGTGAGGAGGAAATATCCTTTTTATTAGAAGACAACTTCAAGTTTGATGAAGAGTACGACGATGAAAAAGAGGTTCGCAGGAAAAAACTTGCGTTTAAAGAAGAGGTTGCGAAAGCTAGCAGCTTTTTAGATGACTTAAAAGGTAAATATTACGACGAGATCAAGTTGAGACCGGGCGTTACCCAAGAGCAGAAGAAAGCAGATGACTTTTTCAATCGCCATAAAGAGCAGGAGGTACTACTAAAGGGAAAAAGGGAAAGGTTTAAAAAAGCCACATCTAATCTTTTAAACGATAATTTCAAAGGTTTTGATTTTAACATCGGAGAAAAGAAATTTAGATATGGTATTAATAACCCAACTAAAGTCGCTGAAGATCAATCCAACATTACTGATTTCATTGGAAAGTTTCTAAATGATAAAGAAGAAATATCGGATCACAAAGGTTACCACAAAGCTATGTATGCCGCTTCAAATGTAGATAAGATTGCAACTCATTTTTACGAGCAAGGTAAAGCTGATGCTGTTAAGGAGGTTGTTGACAGTTCTAAGAACATCACAACTAAACCACGACAAACAGCCAGTGACAGTGTTTTTATTAATGGGTTAAAAGTTAAGTCTATAACTGGAATGGATTCTTCTAAGTTAAGAATTAAGAAAAAACAATTTTAAAAATTAAAAAACAAAAAAATGGGACAATTTGGAGCAGGCGATCCGCTAGGAAAATTTAGCATCACGCCAATGCCATCAAAAATGGCAACTGAAGGAAATTACTTAAGCTTTACAGACGCAGGAGCAAATTCAAATAACTTTGCACAGCAGTATTTACCAGAGCTTTATGAAGCTGAGGTAGAACGATACGGAAACAGAACTTTATCTGGATTCTTGCGTATGGTTGGAGCTGAAATGCCAATGACTTCTGATCAAGTTATTTGGTCTGAACAAGAAAGATTGCACATAGGTTATGAGAGTAAAGCAGAAGGAACGGTTACTGTTTCTGCATCTGCAAGTGCTGCATCACTTATTACTTTTGTAGGAACTGCGTTAAGTGGTGGAACACATGCAATACGTCTTGGAAACACTATTGTAGTAACAAATCCAGTAACAAACGTTACACTTAAATGTTATGTAACAGCTGTCACTGCAGATACAATTACTGTTAAATCATACACTACTGTTAATTTAGCAACAATTGGAAATGTTACTGTAAACCTATTTGTTTATGGTTCTGAATTTGCTAAAGGAACTCTAGGAATGGCTGGGTCTCTTGATGCACAATTCAAGCAGTTCAATAACAAACCTATTATCATTAAGGACAACTATGAGATCAACGGATCTGATACTGCTCAAATTGGTTGGGTTGAAGTTGCTACTGAAGATGGAACATCAGGATACCTATGGTACTTGAAGTCTGAAGGCGAAACAAGATTACGTTTCCAAGATTACTTAGAAATGGCAGTTATTGAAGGAGAGAAAACAGATGCTTTATCTACAGTGCCAGTTGACGGTACTCAAGGTTTATTTTCTGCTATTGAAGAAAGAGGTAACGTATATCAAAACTATGCAAGTGGAACTGTAACACCAGGTGTTGGAAACAGAAGTGCTTTGCAGGATTTTGATTTTATTCTACAGAATCTTGACAAACAAGGAGCTATTGAAGAAAACATGTTATTCTTAGATCGATCTACATCTTTAGATTTTGATGATATGTTAGCTGCTCAGAACTCTTATGGTGCTGGTGGTACTTCTTACGGGGTGTTTGAAAACTCTGAAGAAATGGCATTAAACTTAGGATTTGATGGTTTCAGACGTGGTTCTTATGATTTCTATAAGACTGATTGGAAATATCTAAATGATGCTACAACTAGAGGCATGGTAAATAACGTATCAGGTGTTTTAGTTCCAGCAGGAACAAGTACAGTATACGACCAAATGCTAGGAACTAACATCAGACGACCATTTCTACATGTACGATACAGAGCTTCTGAAGCTGATGACCGTAGAATGAAGTCTTGGATTACAGGATCTGTTGGTGGAGCTGCAACTTCTAGTTTAGATGCAATGACAGTTAACTTCCTATCTGAGAGATGTTTGGTTACTCAAGCAGCTAATAATTTCGTATTATTTACTGCTACTAACCCAGCTTAGTTTTAACAATAAATATTACTTGGGGTCGCAAATTGCGGCCCCTGGTTTTATTTTTTTTATTTATTTATTAAATTTTATTATATTATGGCTACAAAAGCAAATACAACCACAAAGGTTGCCCCACAAAAAAATACGTGGGAAATTAAAGATAGAGCATATTATCTTCTTCATGGTAAATCACCAATAACATTAATATTAGCTAGCAAGCATTCAAGCTCGTTTCCGCTAATGTATTTTGATGAAAAGCTGGGATATCAAAGAGAATTAAGATATGCTACAAATCAAAAATCTCCATTTGTAGATGAACAAAA